AAAATGTCTTTCATTGCATCACCGAATTCTTCACCTTTAGCTATTGCATCACCGAATGCATCACCAACATTTTTAATTGCTTTATCAAATATCTTTTCGAATTCTACTGACTCACCTTTTAGTGTTTCGAAACTTCTACTCAATGCGTCTATCAAAGTTTGCATGAAACTATATTCAGGAGTACCACCTTTAATAGTATCTAATTTTTCTTGCCATAAATCACTAGCACTTTTAGATTTACTCGCTAAGATATCCAAAACGTCTGAAAGTTTTTTCGCTTCTGCTCTGTTCTTTTCAAAAGCAGTTGAAGACTTATCGACTGTTACACCGAAGAACTCTAAAATATCGTTATGTTCCTCTCTCAGCTTCGCTTGTCGTTCTAACTCATCACCATTATCTTTAAATGCTTTATTTAAAATAACATATGCACCTGCTAATCCTAATGCAACAACGTTCATGTTCTTTAAAAAATTAAATGTAGCTACTGCTACAGAACTTCCAAGTAAAACAAATAGTGCTTCGAATGAATCTTTGATTAAACCAATGTTTTTAACAAGACTACTTGTTAAGTCTGCTAAATCTTTCCCTACTTCTTTACCAAATTTTTCTATAGCTTCTTGATTTGTTTGTAATGCAGTATCTAAATCACCAAATTCTTTTTTCAATGTTTTCATAAATTCTTCAGATATAGCTAATCTAAAGTTAAACAATTTATCTGATAGCATAGACAATGTACCAGTAAGAGTTTTTGCAAAGTCGTTAGTTACATTTCCGAACTCACCACCTTGACCAAACTTTTCTTTAAATGCTTTTATTGTATCGTTGATAGAAACTTTTGCACCTGCGTTAAATCCTAACATTGCACGAACACCACGTTCTCTAAATACATCAGCAGATGCGATACCACCTGCGAATGACCTTTGTATCTGTTCACTGGCTTGACGGAAATCTAGCCCTGTAGCAGAAGCAACGTTTCCTGTTATTTCTAGTATCTCTGCTAGTTCGTTGGCATCTTCGGATATTACAGCTAAGTTTCCAGATGCTTGTTGAATTTCTTCTAGACTAAACGGAACACGACTTGCGAACTTACGCATCACATCAAATGCTCTAGCTCCCTCCTCTGCTGTTCCAAATAATGCTTTGAGTCTTACTTGTAGATTTTCTACTTGCTTACCAACACCTACAACTTGTACTACTTGATAAACACCGAATGCACCTGCTAACAGTCCACCAAATTTAATTACTTTGCCACCTAAACTATCTAGTGAAGTGCCAAGACGTTTGAAGTCGTTACCCATACGACTCGTTGATTTATTTATTTTATTTTTAGCATCTTGCAAACCACGTTGTAACGAGGTGGTGTCAGCTTCGATTTTGACTAAGAGTTTATCTAATTCCATTTTTAATAATCAGGATACATTTCCATTAATTTATCTAGCTCGTCTCTATCCATGTTGCTAGATTTATTTCCATTATATTCCTTAAATCCTTTGATTGCTATTGTGATTTCACGAATTGACATATTCCATACCTGACTAGGTGGAATGTGCATCATGCCGACAAGAATCTCTAACCACCTTTCGACAGGTAGTTCGTAGTCATCTTCTATAGGTTTGTTTTTTTTTCAGAGACAGAATCACCTGTGCCGAGTGCCAATGTTAGTAACTCACCTGTGATTTTAATTGCTTCTACTAATCCAATCTTACTGACTGCTTCTTTGATATCATTATCTTTTATGTCGTTACCACCTGCTCTGACAGATAGAGTAAGTATTGCAATGACCTCAGTCATCGTCAAATCAGCTTGTGTTAGCTTTGTGCCAATCTTTAGTACAGAACAACCTAATGCTTCTTCAACTCTGATGATTGTGTCTAAAGACATTCTTGCCTTATAAGACTTTTCACCAAAGTTAATTATTTTTTCTGCTTTTATCGGATTTGTACTCATCTTTTTTTGCTCCTTTGTTTAAAACAATTTTGATAGTTTCATCTCTATCACCAACGTTATGCATGTTGTTAATCTTATAAGACTTACCATCTACTACCATAGATTCATTTAAACATGATAACCACTTATCGAAGTATGACAGTTCTACTTCGATTTGTGATTCGCCATCGTTTACCTGTGCAGAGTGTTTACTCTTACCTATGGTAACTTCTTTTTCAATCCACATTAGACTGTAGCTATTGTGATTGTACCTGCACTTTCGAAGCTCATAGTGTATTGAACACTATCATTATAAGTACCACTATATTCAATAGATGTTACTTGAAATGCACCTGTGAAAGTATTGTAATCAGGTACTAAAAATTGATAGTTTATATTAGTAGCACCATCGAATGCTGTTAATACAGATTGTTCTGATGCTGAGTCTGTGAAAACTCCACTTCCTGAAATTGTGAATGATTTAACACCACCTTGTGCTAAAAGAGTTCTTACCCTTGATGAGTCTTTAGTTGTTACATCTACTGTTTCTTGGTTTATTGCGATTGAAGTATCACGAAGTCCTGCGACTGTGGTGAACACTTCAGGTGACGCACTATTACCAATCTTTACTAAGAGTGATGCACCTTTTTGTACTGCCATAATTTACGTCCTATAAATAGTTAACTATCATATACAGTAAAATCTACTGTAATAATTCCATGTCTTGTCAGGTTATCTACCTCAACTATAGTCGCAGTATTTACTACATAACTCATAACTGAATTAGCACCTGTGACCCCAATTGTAGTGTTATTCAATAATAAATACAACCTCTCCATAATCTGTTTGATTTCTTTTTGACCTCTATATTGACTCCATGCTTCTATGTCTACCCTATGAACATTGCCATCTAAAGTTTTTGTACCAACATCTGATGTTGATTCTAACCCAATTCGAACATAAGGATATGTAGTATCTTGTGGAACGTTGTCAAAAATCTTATTGTCTCCGACTAATCCATCAAGAGTAGAATCACCTGATAGAAGTGTAAAGATTGCAGTTTGTAAATCGAATGAATGAAAACCCATTATCTAACCTTTAGTTTTTTAATTAATGCTTTTCCCATCTTCTCTGAATTCTTATATGCAACCGATTGTGGACTCATAAAATATCTATCCATGTTTTCTAGGAATGGTGCATATTCTGTATTGGTAAATACTTTAGCTACGAGCTTACTTATTTTTCTTAGGTCAATACTTCCAACTAATGTTCCTGTATCAACAGCAGGTGCTTCACCACGAGCAGAAGATATATGTGGTATGTTTGCTTTTGTTTTAGGATATGTTTTTCCTGTCTTAGGTGCGTACATACTTCTTATAACCTGACTTCTAAAATAACTTGCAATCGAATCGACATAGTTCTGTGCGTTGTTCTCATATTTAGTTTGCACTTCATCTGCTCTACGATTTATATTGTTTTTTATTTTTACACTAATCATGTTGCAACACCCTCTGTAGCCAATACGACCTGAAACTTCTCTCTACCCTCAACCAAGTCTTGCACATAGTTTATGTTAAAAGTTTTTGAGTTGTAAGAGATTCTATATTTTTCTGTTAGTGCAGAATAATATCTAATAGTAAAACGGTAATTATTTGTACCTCTAAGTTGGTCTCCGAAAACAGATTCGCTTCCAGATAAATTTTCTACCTTAGCCCAAACAGTTGTTGCAGTACCAAAAGATGCCGACTGACCACCTGCTCCATCGCTAGATGTAGATAAAGTTTGTAAGACAATTCTGTTTCTCATCTGTCCGATAAGAGACATTAAACCATTCCTCCATAGTGTGCAGTACCTCGATAAGGATTTGTAGAAAATTGTCTAACAACATAAGGTTGTAAAAGTTGTGTTGCTAAAGTTGGTAACCCAACATTTTTGCCATCCATTAAATCTCCACGATGCTCAAACATATATGCGAGATAAGTTAGACATGCTTGTTTAATATCAGTAGGAACATCAGATGAAGCTCCATAACCTGCGACATAAGTTATTTCAATTGCATTCGCAACTCTCAAACCTGTTGGGTAACTTTCACCATTTCTTAAAGTAAATCTTGCAGGTACACCTGCTAAATCTAAATAATATTTACTTGATGCAAACGTACTTACGTTATCAGAATCATCATAATATTTTACATGCGTAATTGATGCGACTGGTGACTGTGGTAATAAAACACTTCTTCTAGAAATGTCTTGGTCAATGCCTAAATACATTCCCTCTCGTAGTGGAATATCTACATCGTAAATACTATCAATAGATAATTTCAAAGTCTGTGTGGTCAAACTTCTCTTAGTATAATTCTTAGCCCAATTGTGAGCAGTCTGAACTAATCTGTTGAGAACATTATCGTCACTCGACCCATCAATTCTAAGTTGTTCTTTTGCTTCTGCTAAAGTTACAGCATATGCCGTTTCTGCTGTTACTACCGATAATCCTGACATGTGAAACCTCTATAAATCCGTTTATAGCCATTAGTTTATAGGAAATAGTAAAAAAAGTGAAAATAATTAGGTTATTTGTGTATTTAGTACTGGACATAACGTCCTACATATGAGAATATTAGTTATCGAAGCAATTAAGCTGAGATAAACAGGAGAAACAAAATGAGAAAATTTGGAGTAGAAATAGAGTTCATAAGCAGAATCAGTAGAAGTTCTATGATTCGTAAAATCAGAGAAGAAACAGGTGTTGATGTTCGTGAAGCATCTTATTCAGATACAGATACAACTGCATGGAGACTTAAAACTGATGCTTCATTATCAGCAGGTGGTCTTGAATTAGTTACACCGATTCTTAATGACATGGATGATTTACAAAAACTTAAATCAGTTATCAAAGTTTTGGATGCTAACGGAAAAATAAATTCTTCATGTGGACTTCACGTTCATACTGATGCTCGTAATACAGAAACAAAACAGGTTAAGAAATTAATCAAGTACATTGCTAAGTATGAACTTGCAATGAACAAATTAGTTTCTGCTAGTAGACGTGGTGAGTCAAGATGGTGTAGAGATAACTTTACTTCATTAAGATATTCAGATGAAACACCAAGTCAGTTTTTCAAAAGACTTAACACTAAAAACACAAGACAACTTTTAAACATTGTTCAAGGTGATAGATATGTTAAGTGGAATTTCAAAAACTATACACAACACGGTAGTGTTGAAAACAGAATGCATCAAGGTAGTTTGAATGCTGATAAGATTGAGCAATGGGTTTTGCTTAATCAAGCAATCGTAAATTGTGCATTCGATAAACGTGGTACAAGAGTTCTATCTACACAAGACTGGAACACTTACAAACTTAAAGACATGTTAAGTGAGTTAGTAAATCGTGGTTACATGAGTCTTGCTCAGAAGTCTTACCACCTTACAAGAGCAGAGGTATTGAATCAATGAGATACCTCAACGGACTTACAGAACAACCGTTCAAGTCTACGAATAAGATTGACCTAGCTTATGAGCTTTACAACACAAGTTGGGTCAAGTCGGATTCACTAGACATTTATGAATGGTGCAGAGGTGCATCGTTAAGATTGTATCAAATCAAAGACATTCGACTCGTTTATGTTGATGATGATTTGGAAAGTTTTATAGATGCTTTAATAGAAAACAATATTATTATGGAGATACACTAATGTTATATTTTGCTTACGGTGCTAACACCAACATTGAGAACATGGCATACAGATGCCCTGATGCAACTAAGATAGGTAGATTTACTTTACCTGACTGGAAACTTGTATTCAAAACTGTCGCAGATATTGAACATCATAAAGATACACATGTTCACGGTGTACTTTGGAATATCACGGATAGATGTGAGAATGCCTTAGATATATTCGAGGGTTATCCACATTTATATCGTAAAGAGTATTTCGTTGTTCGTATGCCTGACGAAGAAATACAAGACGTAATGTTTTACAAAATGAACTCAGGACAATACCAACGTCCTAGTGATTATTACTTCGATACTATTCGTCATGGATATATTGCAAATGATTTACCTTTACAGTATTTGCATGATTCTATAAAATAGAGTTTCTACCCCTTAGAGCCGATTCTCTCCTGTTTCGGCTCTTTTCTTTTAAAAAACTATCCCTACAATAGCCGTAATCGGTTTTATTCGGATGCTCGGCTACCTTACTAACCCCCTAAAATAACACTTGCTATGATAAGTATTAATATGATTTCTATTATGGAAAGTTCAGGTTTTAGGTATTTTGTTCTTATCTTCTTTAATAAAAACTTTATCATCGCAATAAAGGATTGCTATTCTTTTCTCTCAGTTGCTCAATCTCTTTTCTTAATACTGCAATGTTCTTTGTGTTTTCGCTGATGTCCTGAACTATTGGGTTAATATCAGGTGCAGACTTTGCTTCTAAATTTTCTACACGATTTATTAATTGTCCTTGAAAAACGAACAAAGACCCAATCGCTATCGCAGAGCCAATAAGACCAGTAATTATTTTAATATCCATTTCTATCCTCGTATGTTCTGTTTTGATATATGTTTCTTATATCAACGTAAGTGTTATTCATGTAAGCATCAATATTTCTATCAACTAGATTAGGTTGTTTGAATATATCGGCATTAACTTTTGAATACTGATTAAGAGTATTATTATTCTTTTGCATGACTTTGGCTATAATTATTTGTGTTGCTTTGAGTTGACCCTCTGCACTTTTTATTTTTTGAGATACTTTTTTACTTATATCTTCGATACTTATTGCAACTTCAATACTCCCACTATCGTTTTGGGTTTGTGTTGTTTCTTCTGTGCTAACTTCATCATCAGTTCGTGGTGAGTTTGATACAACTTCTGTTTCTGTGATTTCTTCTTGGACTTCTTCATTTGCTATTTCCTCAGTTGTTATTTCTTCAGCTACGATTTCTTCAGTAGATACTTCTTCAGGTACAATTTCTTCTTCGAATATTTCTTCTGCAATCTCAATGGATTCTTCGATTATTGGCTCTGTCGTATTCTCTGGTAAATTTACTTCTTCGAAAACTTCAGTAGATAATACAATTGTTTCTTCAACAAATTCTCTTTCAACTTCTAAAACTATTTCTTCTTGGACTGCGAATTCTTCAATCGGCATTTCAAAAGATATAATTTCTTCAACAAATACTTCTTGAAATATTTCTTCTACCTGAACTAATTCAAATATTTCTTTTTCTAATTCTTGTAATGTTTCTGTTTGTTGTACTGATAAAACCGTATCATCATAAGTCATGGTTAAACTAACATCGTCCACATTGCTTCCCCCGAGTGTACTGGGTGCATTCGAATCCGTGCCTGATATTTTTATATTGGCTATGCTTCCACCAGTTCCACCATAAATTAATGTATCAGTAAATGTTTGTCCTATGATGTCAGTTGTTGTTGTGCGACTTTGTGTGTGAGTTCCTAAAACATTTTGGTCTGCATCTTTTACTTGCAACCTGATTGTGAACTCGTCAGCACCACCACGATTCGGAGCCCAACCACCTGCACCTCCCTCTCCATTCTGAATTAATGCAGAACTATTTAACTGCATTCCGTTATCTAACATTGGCTGAGTTATATCGTTACTTAATAAATTTACATCTTGTTCGATGCTACCTGCATCACCGAATTCAACATCGTATTGGCTATTGCAACAGTCATTGATAACTTGCACGTCACCATTCAATGTCCACCCATTGGAATTGCCCGACTCGAAATCAGGATTCACCAAAAGATTAGTTGTGGTCTTTACTTCGGCATGAACATACGTAAAGAATGTTAAAAAAGCAGAGATACTAACATACCACAAGGTACGTTTAAAACCGATTACGGGCATTCTAGAGCCACTTTTTTTGTTACTTTCGTCCATTATTAAGTAAACTATGCTTATATTTCCTATATTGCTCTATTTTATCGTTTACAGGTTTGCGTCTCTCTAAGATAACTTTCATCGCTTCTTCACCTATCAAACTTTTACCCTCATGCAAAATCGGACACGGTGTTCCACTTGTAAGCATTGCTTCGAAAACTTTTGGGTCTTGACACATCAATGCAATCCCTGCGACTTTCATTCCTAAGACTTGCGATAGCAGTTGGGCTCTCTTGCGTTGTTCACATGCTTCATCAACAAAATAATTTCCTGCAGAAAAACTGAAACCAATTGTAGTCATGCCTAACGACAACGGTACGACACAACTTGATTGCCCATATACAGATAAATTTGGTGCTGATGCAGGTGCTACTGCAGTTTTAGAGTTGTTGCTTGTAGAATTCGTAGTTGTATTATTTGTGACTGGTGAACTTCCAGAATTATAATTTGTTACGGCTTCGTAAGATTGAATTGCAGTATTTGACCCACTAGAATTAGTTTGACTAGAACTAGGATTGTTTGTAGTTACGTCTGCAAATGCCAATGGACATAAAAATAGTAATGCTAATAATCTTTTCATTTATCATCCTTGAAAACAATATATAAAATTAACATCAAACAGAAAACTGATATCCCATAATTCAATGTGCATAGTTCAGGTTTCATCTGCGTACAAGCGACCCCCCAAAGTATAAACCGATAATTGATGAGACGACATGGGTGTCAAGAGGTGTAATAACTAAACCTGACATTGGTTTCCATTGTGTCATATCTACATCAGTTGCAAATATCCACCAA